AATATGCCAGCAATTTAAAATTCCTTTCAAAATTACACGTCTTAAATTTGCCGATAAATCAGAGGCAATGATATGGATGTACAACAACCAAAAATCACGCCGTAGTTTAACTATAGTTGAACGCTTAGATTTGAATTCTAAGTTGCAAGTACATTTAGAGAAACTTGCAAAAGAACGTCAATTGGCTAACCTAAAGCAAAATTCTGACACGCCACAAACGGCAGAAACAAGCCAGTCTACCGAAAGGTGCACAATGCCAAAAAAGGACAATACTCGAGGTAAAACTTTAGAAAAACTAGCTAAAGAAGCGGAAGTATCATACAAAACGGCTTTTAAATATGATGCTATCCAGCGCAAAGGTACTGATGAGCAGAAAGAAGCTCTACGTAGCGGTCAGAAAAAGATTGGCACAGTCTATAAGGAGATTCAAGCTAAAGAAAAGCCGAAACAGTCGAGAGTGCCGAAAGGCGTTGCAACTAATGAGAATGACATCGAAAAGTTGCTAAAAGGCAAAGACATAAATACTCCGTATTTACTTCTTTATTCCAAAAAAGACAAAGAAACTGGTGAGGAAATGCGTGCTTGTTTATCTAACTGTGAGCCAAAAGCAAACTTAACGACTTGTCGAGATTACATAATGGAAACATCTCACGGTAACTGCCCTGAAGATGACTTTGTTCAATTAAGGATAGCCTTAAGACGTACGATTGATAATTTTGTTTTTAAGGAGGTAGCTAATGCGCAAGACTAAGACAATGCCTGTAGAAGTTCTACAAAGCTATATTGATTGTATACAAAGTAAAGATGTAGACCTTTTGATACTAGCACGATACTTAGCAGCTAAAAGTAATAGTTTATTTGAAGTAGTAGAGCCTAAAAAAGATAAAAGTAAATGGTTTTAAAGTGAATCGAGCAATGACAAAAGAATTAACTCTAATAGCAAGCCAACTAGCTAAAAATATAAATGGCGTATGGGAAATAATAACAGACGAAGGTTTAAGCGAAGAAGGGACTAAAAAACTAGTTAAGGAAGTAATAGAACCTACTCAAATACTGTTATTAATGTCAGAAAGTTACAGCGTAAACAATATTTGTTTTAAAGACAACGTTCTAAAAATCGCTAAAGAAAAACTAGAGCAACAAAGAATACAAAGGCAAAATGAAGCAGCAATATAAAAAAATACCTAATAGTTGGAAGTCTATTAGAAGATATGACCAGCCAACCAAAACGCTTTCACCTAAGGCTATTGATATATTGGCTGTGGCTATGTATCAGGCGAATAAGTATAATCAAGCTATTTTGACGCATAGAGTGTTGAAGGAAGTTACAGGCAAAGAATACGATCAAAACCGAAGATTAATAAAACAGTTGGAATATGTTTTTAATATTCAATATTCAAGAAATTTAATAGAAGGTAAGAAAAAGTACACTAACGTCTATAAACTAACATTTACAAAAAATGCTACCGAAATTTTAGAAAATCCTGAAGAATATTTCGCAGAATTTGAAGATGACATTCCAGCAAAAGAACGCAGCAAAATAGAGCAGCAAAAAGAATGCGTTAACGCAGCAAATGACATAAAAGTGGGCAGCAAAAATGTTGCCTCAACGCAGCAAACATGCAGTGCTAGCGCAGCAAAAATGCTGCCTTGTGGCCATCCACTACTATTATATATAAAAAAACTAATATATATAACAAATAGAAAAACTAATGTAGATGTGGACATTGATTTATACATGCTCATAAAGTCCATGAATTGGAACAGTCTTTTTTCTCAAAATACTCCAGAACAAATTGAAGCATTTTCTCAATTCATAGCTAAGAAATCTCCATTTTATTTTTATAATAAAGATGACTCACCAGGAGCTTATAGAGATTTGCATGAGATAGACACCATGGACAAATTAAGAACACGCTATCTAACAGAATTTCAAAAAATAGGAATGGCAGAAGCTAAGAGAGAATACGAAGAAAACATGAAAGGGTTTAAAGATGCTAGAAGCTAATGATCTACAAAGCAAATACGATGACATGTTAAAACATGATGTAGAGCATGAGCAATTAGCTATAGGCTGCATGGTAACATCAGAGTTCGGATTATCTCAATGCTGTAAACTGTTAAAAACAGAAGATTTTGCAGTTAAGCATAGCAGAAAGTTATTTGACATGATTAGAAGTTCTTATGAACAAGGAGACAATTACACCGACTGCCATACAAAAATAACATGTATTAGCGAATCAGATTGGAAAGCTGTTGATTCACAAATGCCAATCAGTAGAGCAGAATATGTCAGGCAATGCTTAATGAAAGCAATGAATGTTTTAAAAATCGAGAATCAAGTCAATAGCATAATCAAGCGAATAAAAGAACAGTCAGCTAGACGTTATTTGTGCATAAGAAATCAGGAGTTTATGGAAGAGCTTCTTGATACAACAAACCCTAAACCATTTGCAAGTGTTGTTAATTCTATAATGGAAGATAGCAAACAAAAGCTGGGAGAGATAGCAGATTCCGAAGAGGAAGAAGATTTCAAAACCATGGCTTTAAGAGTCTTGAATACCAAGGAAGAAAAAGCAATCAGTACGGGTTTTAAAGGCTTAGACTATATAATCGATGGATTCAAAAAAGGCCAATTAATTACTATTGGAGCAGGTACGGGGATGGGGAAGAGTGCCTTTGCTGTAAATCTTGCAATAAACATTATGAAACAGGGGTATGGCGTTGCACTTTGGTCGTTTGAAATGGACGAAAGAGAAGTATTGCAGCGTTTGTTTTCAGTGGTCACTAGGATATCACAAAAAAAAGCGTCAAGTGATCCAAGGTATGGTGAAGAAAGATACAACGGAATTATGAAATTTTTTGATGAGGTAAAACAAGGTTTAACTTTACGTACTAAACCAATTAAAGATTTAGGAGTTTTTTATCTTGATTGTCAAAAAGGAATAAAGCGGAAAGACCTCAAGGTAGTAATCATTGATTACTTGCAGTTAATCCATTTATCACGAAGTGGAAAAACAAACAGAGTAGCTGAAATAGAATATATAACAAACAACTTTAAGAATATTGCGAATGAGCTTGGGATTGTGATTATCATACTTTCCCAGTTATCAAGAGAGCATACAAGAAGAGAAGATAAAACGCCTATTTTATCCGATCTTAGAGATTCTGGCTCAATCGAACAAGATTCAAACGTTGTTATGTTTTTAGGAAATCTCGATCTGAAATACACCGGTAATGCTGCACTAGGGCAATACGATAAACCTATGTGTTTATGGGTGGCTAAGAATAGATCAGGTAGCACTGGAGCAGTAAAGTTCAAATATATTGGATATATAACTGAATTTACTGAGCTAGTAACAAATAATGACAATGCCATGGTGGCTTGTTGAATAACAATTAATAAAAGAAATTTATATGGACTTAAAAATAAATGAAGAATTTAAGTCCCTCATTCCGAAGTTGACAGCCGAAGAATACGAGGGACTCGAGAAAAGCATAATTCAAGACGGATGCCGAGATAAAATAGTAACTTGGAATGGTTACATTATCGATGGGCACAACCGTTATGAAATATGCAATAAACATAGTATAGCATTTGAGGCTTTAGAAAAAGACAATCTTGAAACGGAAGCTGATGTTAAGCTGTGGATGATCAATAACCAGTTCAACCGCCGTAATTTGCCTATAGAGACTAGAATGAAGCTGGCCTATAGGTTTAAGGAGATTGAAGCTGAGAAGGCTAGGGATAGACAGTTAGCAAATTTGAAGCAATTTTCAGATAGCTCAGAAGCCAATACAGAAAGCCAGTTTACCGATAGCGCACCAGTACGCTATCGGGAAGAACCAAAAGGCAAAACTTTGGAATCCATAGCTCAAAAAGCAGGTGTTAGTACCAGAACAGCCGAACAATATGACGCTATTCAACGTAAGGGTACGGAAGAACAAAAAGCACAAGTTGATTCTGGCGAGTCCAGTATTAAGAAAGTCTATACTCAAATACAGAGATCCGAACGTTTAGAGAGGAATCAAGCTACAGAATGGCCAAAAGGCAAGTATAGAGTCATTTATGCAGATCCACCTTGGAAATACGACGATGAACGTTCTGGCATGGGCGGAGCAATTGATCAATACGATCTTATGGAGTTAGAAGACATAAAAGCATTGCCAGTCAAAGATTTAGCTGAAACTGATGCTGTATTGTTTATGCGGGCTACCGCTCCGTTGCTTAAGGAAGGTATAGAAGTAGTAGAATCGTGGGGATTCAAATACAAAACACATATGATTTGGAATAAGACAAAAGGCCTTAACGGGCATTATGTTTCACCAAGGCACGAGCTTTTATTTATAGCGACAAAAGGCAGCTGTACTCCTGATACAAAAGATCGGCCTAATTCTGTACAAACAATTGATCGTACGGGTCGTCATTCAGAGAAGCCAGAAGATTTTAGGAAGATAATTGAAACGCTGTATACCTATGGCAACAAGGTAGAGCTATTTGCACGCAAAGCACCAGAGGGATGGGTGGATTATGGTAACGAAATCTATAAG